GCCTTGGTAGCTTGGGGGGAAATGTGGCCGGTGCTAGCAGGATTTGCTGGTGCTTATGTATTAATTAAATACGCCCCTAAGTTTTTAAAATGGGTTTATCAAACAATTAAGTATGATAAGATAGGTAAAGAATTAAGAAATGATAAAGATGTAGCTGATTTATTTGTTAGAGCATCTAAAGATAAAAAACTAGCAGCTGATTTAAAATTAGTATTAGTTGGTATGTCAAAAGAAAATCCGGGAATGATGAAGAGGATGACACAAGACTTTATTAAGAAGGCCAAGAAAGACAGTAAAGTGAAAAGCAAAATAGACAAAGAAGTTAACACATTGCAGAAAGCATAATGGATAGATTTAAAAAATATCTCGAGGAAGCAAAGAATACGCATATGACTCATATTGAGGATATGGTTATTGATGGGGGAGTAAGTGGCACACGCTCAGCTATAAATGCTTTGCGAGATTTAAGAGATATGCTAGCTGGTCATACTAATGATACCAAAGCAGTAACAGTCAAATGGGATGGAGCTCCGGCAGTATTCGCAGGCATCGATCCAAGTGACGGGGAGTTTTTCATTGCAAAAAAAGGAATCTTTAATAAAAGCCCTAAAGTATATAAGTCTTTGGGGGATATCGATGCAGATACTAGCGGCGATCTGGCTAGTAAGCTCCGAGTTGCTTTCACTGAATTAAGTAAGATAGGTATAAAGAAAGGCGTGTACCAAGGGGACATCATGTTTACTAAAGATGACCTCAAGACAGTTACTATCGATGGTACAAAATATGTTACGTTCCATCCTAATACAATTGTATATGCAGTGCCTATAGAAGCAGCCAAAGAAATAGTCAGAGCGAAGATCGGTGTTGTCTGGCACACTAAATATACTGGAAGTTCATTTGAGAAGATGAGTGCATCATTCGGAGTTAAGGTCTCTGAATTTAAGAAGGTGCCGACAGTATGGCAAAAGAGTGCTGATCTACCTGAAGTGCCAATGGCCACTCTAACTAAAAAGGATACGGATGCAATTACAAAACATCTATCAACCGCTGGTAAAATATTTAGCAAAATTAAATCATCTATTCTTAAAGATGTTTCAACCAATAAAGAGATTAATCTTTACATTAATACATTTAGAAATACGAAGGTTCGAGGACAGAGAGAAATTTCTAACACGACCAAACACTCGCAAGAATTAGTTAAATGGATTCATGATAGATATGATAAAGAAATAGATAAGCTTAAGTCCGATAAAGGTAAGGCTAGAAAGAATGCCAAGAAGATTGAAGCACTGGACTGGTTTAATAAAGAGAATACAAAGAATCTTGTTATGATGTTTGATATGCAGAATGAATTAGTAGATGCCAAGAGAGAATTACTTAAACATCTTAATAAATTAGATAGTATAAATACCTTTGTAAAGACTAAAGATGGGTACAAGGTAACAGGCGCAGAAGGATTTGTTGCTATAGATCACCTCACCAACGGTGCAGTTAAGATCGTAGACCGTATGGAATTTAGTTTTAATAATTTTAGTAAGAATATTATTAAGGGTTGGGAGTCTGATACAAGAGGATGATAAGAGGATTTAAGGAACATTATTTAAAGGAAGCCGCTAGCGAGCAAGTCGTTGTGACATTTGGCAGGTTTAATCCCCCAACTAATGGGCATGAAAAGCTATTAGATAAAGTTGCATCTGTTGCCAAGGGTGCTACATATAGAGTATACGCATCACAGTCCTCTGATCCTAAGAAGAACCCATTATCATTTAAAGATAAAGTTAAGTTCATGCGTAAGATGTTTCCCAAACATGCCAGATCTATTATCTTAGATAAGAGCGTGAGAAATTTCTTTGATGCATTAGTTATTGCATATAAAGATGGTTATAAAAAATGTACTATTGTTGTTGGTTCTGATCGTGTAAATGAATTCGATAAAGTATTAAATAACTATAATGGCAAGAAGGCTAGACACGGCTTCTATGATTTTGAAGGCGGTGTCAAGGTAGTATCGGCGGGGGAAAGAGATCCTGATGCCGATGATATATCTGGTATGTCAGCTTCTAAGTTAAGAGCAGCTGCTAAAGATAATGACCTAGTTACCTTCACGAAAGGAATGCCAAAAGGATTTAGAGATGCTAAGGGCCTTATGAATGCCGTTAGATCTGGAATGGGACTTAAAGAAAGTCATTCATTCCGCAGAGATATTAAATTAAAGAGAGCATCTTACATTAGAGAGAAGTATGTAGCTGGTGATCTATTTAATATAAATGACAATGTAGTTGTAGTTGAAACCTGTCAGACAGGGATTATAAATAAATTATGTAGCAATTACGTAGAAGTAAAACTGGATGATGAGAAAGAATTAAAGAATTTCTGGTTATCTGATATATGTTTAAATAAGGAGTAATATATGGCTTTAAGTAAAGTAGGCTGGTTAAAGGACGCGACTATGAAAAGCACTGGAGTATTTTCTGGCACCGGAGAATGTTTGGTGGCTGGACGATTTGATAAAGATGCTTGTGATGCATTTAATGGTAAACCTAAACCAGTAAAAAAGAAAAAAGTAAAAAAGAAGTAACCGCAGACTCTAGTAAAATAGAGATGGAGGCTGCGGGCCGGAAAGTAGGTATAGAATTAGACCGTCGTCATAATAAGAAAACCTTATGGGGTCAGATCAAAGATAAACTAAAGGGGTAATATATGGCAATAACACCAGATCAAGCTACTATGGATGGCATGGCATTAGGATATGCTGCAGTCAGTGGCTCAGATAAATCCGGAAGAGCTTCTAGAATACAGAATAAAACCTGTGTCTTAGATACATGGAAATATGATTTAGGAGATCTATTCGACGATCCTGGATCTTGTTGGTATACTGAATTCGCCTATTGGAGAACTACAGTTCCTGATGGGTCTGGTACCGTAGCAGGACCGACCTCACTTGGCCTATCTGGCTTTGATCAATTCTATTATTTTGGTAAGAAATTATCTTTATGGAATGGGTTCTTTGGTTTCAGAAACGATGTTGCTAAAGAAATAACTGATTGGCTAGCGGTCAATCCTGTTACTGATGCATTAAGAGTACAATGGTTCTATACACTAGATCCAGTGATGGCTGCAACTGATAACTATACTAATACAATGGGCGCAGGTCATCCTTTCATTATGTTAGCTAACATGGCTCAGCAATTGCATGGCAGAAAGATAGATTGGTGGACTGAAAGATGTGCTGCTGTAGATAAGGCAGCCTTTGATAACCTTCAGAGTGAACTAGTCTACTCAGATGATCAAGCATGGTATCAGGCTTTGACTGTCGGTATGTTAGAAGGATATAATCAGATGGGAGGAATTAGTTATACTACTTCTAGTGGGCCTGACCACGGCAACTTCGGTACATGTATATAGATACATAATACTTAATTATATAATGGATTATTATGATTGTAACAAAAGATAACTTTGAGCTATATGCTTCTAAGCATTATCAGAAAAATAAATGGGCAACAACTGAGGAATTTAAATCTGACCTATGTAGGTTTAAATATATTAATAGGTTAATTAATAGATACTATAGGGATGATGATCTTAAAGAGAGATTAATTTTAAATCATATTATTGTCCTTGGAAATGTTTTTGGTCCAGAGGCAACAGCAGAGATGCTGATGATCAATACAGAATGCAGCTTTAAATCTATGATAAAGCCCTTCCTGATTTATCTAAATTATTTGCCTGATGACAAACACGTTGAGATACCAATGGACTCGACAATAATAAATGTATTAAGGAACTTATAATGTCAAGAGCAGTAGATTTATATTACACATTTAGATTTATTAAAATCTTAACTACCCCCTGGAAAGAAAGCGATGCATTCAGAGAAGGAGTAATCGACGACAAGGGTAAACTACTTATTAAAGTAAATAAGTTTAAAACTTCCGAACAGAAAGATTCTTACTCAACATTCTATAGATTGGTATTCAATATCAAAAGAATTCTAGAAAAAGTGCCATTTGGCAAATCAAAAATTTCTTCATATGCAGCTGCATTGTTTTTATTAAGGGAAGAGACCGGTATGTCAGAAGATGATATACTAAGTGCCTTAGATGAAATGGGTTATGATGTAGACTTAAATATTATGGAAGGGTCCGAATGCAAACTCAATATCAGCTTACACTTTAATCCTGGTGAGTATATTCTAAATGAAAATGTATATGATGGTCCCAAGGGTTCTATCATAACAATAGAAGATATAGAACCAGCTGGTAATTTTGCTGGCTTCCCTATATATAAAACACAAGAAAATATCTATATTACTCAAGAAAATATTCTATAATACCCTTTACATTTACTGTAAACTATGATATAATAGTCTTATATTAATTACAATTATTGACGATGACTGAAATATTAGTAACAAAAAGAAATGGTTCTAAAGAAGGCTTTAGATTATCAAAAATCCACAGAGTATTAGATTGGGCATGTAAAGATATAAGTAGCGTATCAGTCTCAGAGATTGAGCTGAAAGCTAATGTACAATTATATGATTCAATGGATACCCAGCATATTCATGAACTACTGATTAGGTCAGCCGCTGATTTAATTACAGAACATACTCCAAACTATCAATTCGTAGCAGCAAGACTTGTTAACTATAAACTACGTAAGCAAGTATATGGCCAGTACGAACCTATCTCAATTTACGATTTAATCAAAAAGAATATTGAGCTAGGAGTATACGATGGAGATATACTTAATAAATACACCGAAGAAGAGTTTAGATATATCACAGAGAATGTTATTAAGCATGAGAGAGATGATGACTTTACTTACGTTGGCATGGAGCAATTCCGTGGCAAGTACCTAGTACAGAATAGGACCAATGGTAATATATACGAAACTCCTCAGATGCTATATGCAATGATTGCCTTAACATTATTTTCTAATTACAATGGCCGTAGAATGTATTATGTTAAGTCATTCTATAATGCTATCTCGCAATTCTATATTTCATTACCAACCCCTATCATGGCCGGAGTCAGAACTCCGACAAGACAATTCAGTTCTTGCGTTGTCCTAGAAGCAGATGACTCATTAGATTCTATTAATGCAGCAGCAAGTACCATTGTATCATACATCAGTAAAAAAGCAGGCTTAGGAATTAACGCCGGAAAGATCCGTGCAGTGGGGTCAAATATCGGAGACGGTTCTATCGCACATACGGGAGTAATACCGTTCCTAAAATACTTTAAAGCAGCAGTAAAATCGTGTAGTCAGGGAGGAGTTAGAGGGGGTGCGGCAACTGTGCACTTTCCTATATGGCACTATGAGTTTGAGGACTTAGTCGTATTAAAGAACAATAAGGGCACTGAAGAAACTAGAGTCCGTGAATTAGATTATTGTTTCCAATTTAATAAGTTAATGTATGAAAGACTATTAACCGGTGGTAATATTACATTCTTCTCGCCGGACGAAGTGCCTGGATTATATGAAGCATTCTCTGAGAACCAAGAAGAGTTCAAGAGGTTATATGAGAAGTACGAAAAGGTTAGAAAAATTAGAAAGAAGACACTTCCTGCTCTAGAAGTATTCTCCCAGTTCTTGACTGAACGTAAAGAGACCGGAAGAATATATCTTCAGAACATTGATCATGCAAATACTCACGGAGCATTTGTAGAGAAGGAAGCTCCTATCCATCAATCAAACTTATGCCAAGAGATTGACTTGCCTTCTAAGGGGCTAACGTCATATGATGATAATGAAAATGGAGAAATTTCATTATGTACCCTAGCTGCTATTAATTGGGGTATGATAAGTGAGCCTAAAGAATTTAAAAAGTATTGTGATTTAACAGTAAGAGCATTAGATGCATTACTAGATTATCAAGGGTATCCGGTGTTAGCCGCTAAGGAATCTACCTATAATCGTAGACCATTAGGAGTGGGCATTATTAACTTTGCCTACTTCCTAGCCAAGCGAGGTTTAAAATATAATGAAGATGCACTGGAAACCGTAGATGAATATGCAGAGGCATGGAGTTACTATTTAATTAAAGCCTCTGCTCAATTGGCAAAGGAAAAGGGAGCGGCTCCTCTATGCTATGAAACAAAGTATGGTGAAGGCATTCTACCGATTGATACCTACAAGAAAGAAGTTGATGAGTTAATTAAGCCAGTAGAAAGAATGGAGTGGGATAAGCTAAGGGAATGTCTTAAGGAAAATGGAATTCGTAACTCCACATTAATGGCTCTTATGCCAGCAGAGACATCTGCACAGATATCCAATAGTACAAATGGAATTGAACCTCCTAGAGCACTAGTATCATACAAACAATCAAAGGATGGTATTATGCCACAGGTTGTTCCTGGCATACATAACTTAAAGAATAAATATGACCTTCTATGGGATCAAGCTAGCCCGGAAGGTTATTTAAAAATTATGGCAGTATTACAGAAGTATATCGATCAAGGTATATCTGTTAATACGTCATATAACCCAGAACACTATGAGGACAATAAGATCCCTATGTCAGTAATGATTAAAGATCTTATTACCTTTTATAAGTACGGGGGCAAGCAGTTATATTATTTCAATACAAATGATATGGCTGGAGATGTAAGTGATGACGATTGTGAGTCATGCAAAATATAATATGAGGAAATAGTATGAAAAAAGTAATAATGGCGGTAGCTTTGACTACCGCAATGGGTACTGCATCCGCAGGATTTTTCGGAAATAACTATAATGGTAGTAATGGATTCTTTGGATTTAATCCTTATTCATTCATGGAACCAAGATGGTTTATTAAAGAGGCGAGAAACTTTGTAGATGAGTTTGATAATGATAACTACTATGGTAATAGATCTAGAAGATATAGTATTATTCCGTACAACTACAGCAATGCTGATTCAGGAAAATACTATAGCAGCTATATGACTGGTTACAGTAATTACTACAAATAGATTACCCTTTACAAATGACCCTTTTTATGATATAATAGGCTTATTAAATAGCATAAATAAAGTTAATCCGCTACTATCAATAGTGGCATACTACGCTTAGGACCGTAGTTAATCATCAGCATGCTGATGACATCCGAGAAGATGTAAAACTATTTTTTAATAATAAGAGGTAAGAAGTATGTTAGATAAAATAGTAGGATGGATGAAAGGCGCAACTGAAGCAGGTGTAGCATTGATTGCATTAGCAATCGTATTACAAGTAATCTTTGGTGGTACAGTTCCGTTTATTGGTGGCGACATCATCGGTACAATCACGGGCATTGTTGCCCAGCTAGGTGCTCAAGGCTTAGTTGGTTTAATCGCAGCACTTGTATTGTATAAAATCTTCAATAAAGACTAATATAATAATGATCCACTAGGTTTTGTCGGGGGGGTTTCCCTATATCAATTTTAATCCCCCCTTTTATTAAAAAGGATACTATCCTCCCAATATCGGTAGTATCCTTTTTAATAAGATTATGGAATTATTATGAAGAGCGTATTTGAAATAAACAGTAAAAACTATATAAGCAAAAGCATGTTCTTTGATGAGCCTGTTGACATTGCTAGATACGACTCGGTTAAATATCCAGCCATACAAAAGTTAACTGAAAGAATGATCTCATTCTTTTGGACACCTGATGAGATTGATGTAACTAAAGATAAGATAGATTTTAGTAAACTAACAGAATCAGAGAGACATATCTTTACTGCCAATCTTAAGCGACAGATCTTATTAGATTCTGTACAAGGAAGATCCCCAAACATTGCCCTATTACCAATTGTCTCATTGCCAGAAGTTGAGATGCTAATAGAAACATGGTCATTCTTTGAAACAATTCATTCTAGATCTTATACTCATATCATTAGGAATGTCTATCCTAACCCATCTGTTGTATTCGATGAGATGACGACTATCCCCGAGATAGTTGAATGCGGTGTTGATGTATCAAAATACTATGACGATCTTATTAACTTTGAAGGAACCTATGGCTCATACGAACACAAGAAGAGATTATATCTTTGTATGCTGTCTATCTTTATGCTGGAAGGCATTAGGTTCTATGTATCATTTGCATGTTCATGGGCCTTTGCAGAACTTAAGAAGATGGAAGGCAATGCTAAGATTATTAAATTAATTGCAAGGGACGAGAATACCCACTTGTCGGCTTCTATACATATTATCAAAAGTCTGATTAAAGAAGATTCAGATTACGTTAAGATCAAAAAAGAAACGACTGATGAAGTAATGAACATGTTCATGAATGCTATCGAACAAGAAAGAGATTGGTGCGATTATCTATTCCAAGGTGGTTCTATGATTGGCTTGAATGCCGGTTTATTAAAAGAGTACATTGAATGGATAGCCGCTAAAAGAATTAAGACAGTGGGATATACTGTACCGTACCATGTTAGTCAAGCTAATCCGTTACCATATACTGAAAAATGGATTGGCGGTGGTAATGTACAAGTAGCTCCTCAGGAAACAGAGATCACTAGCTATGTAGTAGGCGGGGTCAAACAAGATGTTGAATTAGAAATGTTAAAGG